CGGCCGGCCTCAAGTGTCCTCTCTGCCCTCATAAGACTCTTACGAAGGCAAATAGGATCATTCATTTCATGCGTAAACATTGTACAGAAGAGGTTGCCGCCCTGAAGGCAACTGCCTATAGTTGCCCGATATGCGCAAAAACATCGAATAGTAATACTGCCTTTCTGTATCATCTCTCTACAGGGTGCGTTCAGCTTGCACAAGAAAAACAGGAGATTCTACAGAGTATTATCTAACACAAGGCTTAGAAATGGGATACACTGCCTTCGGATATGAACAAGAAGATGGCTCAATTACCTATGGCCTGTTGAATCTTAGCTGCCATTTAGATAATTTACAAGACTGTATCAAAGAACGCGACTTTCCCAATGACCTAGAAGCCATAGATAAAATGGCAACCTCTGTAGAGGAATATTTTGATGATATGATTTTTACATATGAAGATACTCGTTGGCGCATAGTGTATATGCTAGACGGAACAACCCGATGCCGACTGTACACAATGCCAGGTGTTTTCATATATAAAATTCAACAAATATACGGACCCACTGTTACTTAGATGCCCTCTATCATTTTATGCCAAAGCCGATCAGCATTTCAAGGCCTTACAGTTCGTTCGACTTTACAAACGTCTGTGAAATCACTATGAGCTTGTAAAGATGGAATCCAAAGGCGCCGAAGGCGGCGACCAGAAGCATGTCATAAGCCGGTCGCTCCGTACGCTTTCCATAATACCCTATCCACAGAAAGAGGGGGGCCACGATTAAAACGTGAATGAGATTTTTCCATGCATCCATGGAGCCCGCGAGGAGCCGTGTCAAGGCCTTGTAGGTATGGTAGACAAGCACTAGGAGACCGGCACCAAAGAGAATATTGTACGCCCACTCGGGTGTGGCGGCGCGATTGAAGCCGACCCAAAGAAGAAAGGGGACAATCACCACCACATGTAGAATCACGATTAGGAAGAAGGCGTCCATCTATAATGTCATCTGTCTAAAATGCGAAGAAGTCCAGCCGCGTGCTCGAGTGCACCTTCTATCCAGCCCTGTCGCAATGAAAAGGACTCGCCGCACAAATGAACCGAAGGCATTTCTGCCATAGGTCGGTATGCATCCCGCGATTCTTTCCGAGGGTCGTAGGTCCCAGGTAGCCAATATGAGACTCCGTGTTCCCAATAGTGTGCCTTCACAAAGGTCGGGGGAGGAATCGTCGGGGCCACAAGACGCCGAAGCTCTCCGAGAATCTCTTCACCCACTGCCTTTTCTCCGATCTGGTCGAGCTTCACCTTCCAGGCCTCTGCGTCCTGTGAATCCGTGTAAGACATTTGTACGGAGCCAATCGCCGGATTGCCAGGAATGATGTAACGCACGGGTGTGGCCGTAACCACACGGCCGGTGGCCCACGGCTCCCCAGGAAAGACTCCATAGAAACGCAGCAGAGGCTTCATGGCAATGTGCCGTGCAGGTCGCCATGACCCGAAGGGCCGAATCTCCTTTAGAGCTTCCACGGGCACCGCAAGCACACAGTGTTTTCCCTCGACTGTAAATGGCTCACCCCCCTTCATACAGGTCACCTTTACCTTGGAGCCGCGGGTCTGCTCTACTGCAGCACAAGTACACTCCAGCCGTATTTCTCCTCCTAATCTCTCGAATTCCGCGCGCAATCCTTCTATAACGGCCCCAAGTCCCTCTCCGCAGATTCCATATTTCTCAGTCAAGGCGAATTCATTGTGAAAGAGTTTCAGGGCCATGTCCGCCCTCATTGTATCCAGCTCTCCTCGATAGGGGTACTGGAGACAATATGCCTCCGCCCGGGCAGCCCCATGGATTTTCACGAGAATTTCCCGTAGAGTATATTTCGCCAACTCTTCGGGGGGAAGGCCGCTCACAGGATCCAAAAGCGCGGGCATTCCAGATTCAAAGGCGTTCGGAATCCCCTCGTCCCCATATCCCTCGATATAGTTTGTGCCACCACCTATAGGAACCCAGGTCAACTTATAGCGGCGCATCAGTTCCCGGAGCATGAAATGCCGTTCAGAAATACGGCCTGCACCAGCCTCCCATTGAAGGTCCTTTCCGTCCACCTTCTGTTTAAACGTAAAGGCGCGCCCTCCGATCTCCTTATACTTCTCTATGACTACTATGCGGCGTTTTTTCGACCGCCGCAACAGCTCCGTGGCTAAGTAAAGACCCGCTATACCGGATCCTATGATAATTATATCATAGGGTCCCGTACTCATTCCTTATCTTTCAGTGAGATTATGAACTCCCCGCACGAGAATCGCTGGTTTTCACCAACTCTTTCAAGTCTTTGTAGTAAGTGCTCACGAAGCCGACGACTACGAGGGCACCAAACATGATTCCTATTTGATTTAAGGATACACCACCCTTCATATCTACTTAGCAAGGGCTATTTGCATGTGTGAGCGAACCCAATCGACAACTTTCTGATTATCGGATGACTGTAGCGTCCCAACGACCTTCTTGTCCGCTACAATGATGAAGGAGGGAATCGAGCGAACTCCACAGTAGCCGGCCGTATAGTTATTCTGGTCGACATCGCACTTTAGCCAATTCGCACCGGCAGTGGCGGCCTCGACTGCCCCCATATCAAGGCGACGACAGGCCGAGCACCACGAGGCAGTGAAATAGATGACTGTGAAATTCGGCACCACCGTACCAGGCTCGGGTTCCTGAAGCCCAATGAGCTCTTCGAATTCGACCTGTGATATGAGAAGGCGCATCTATACAGAAGAGCCCGAAACTCCTTTCTTACGGATGACCGCAAGGCTCAGCCCCCCAAAGATGGTAAAGGCGAGAACACCTAGAAAGAACTTGCTCTCATCGTCCTCCTTCGTGGAAGCAGGCCGTAGCATCGACTTGGCCACATCATGAACACTGGGAATTCCACCACCGGTCTGGGCCGAAGGGGGGGCTCCACCCGCCATGAGACCCGTAATTCCATCCTGCACACTTCCTATTAATTTCGGTAACAAGACAAAACTTCCTATTCCACCACCGGCAATCGCCGTAATGCCGCCACCCACCGTCATAATCGTATCGAGTACTGGCTTTACCTTGGCCTGGAGCTCGGGTGGAAAGAAGGCAGACATCGTGTACATGGCGGGCAGGAGCAGGGCTATTGAGGCCGCAATAGGGATGGTCGACATTTTTCCATAGGTTGTCGTATAACCCTCCTTTTGCACTCCCTTGGAATCGACAGTCCTATTATAGGCTATCTTCACACCACTCGGGTCGACAGTATAACCTATGTCACTATCCTTCAAAGCAGTCGTAGAGCCAGGTTTCAAGGAGGAATCTGTTTGAATATTTGCAAAGGGAATCTTGAATCCCTCTGTTCGGAAATTCGGGTTGTAAACCTGTATGATATCAAACACGAACCATGGATTCGCATAGTATAAAATCGCCTTGACAGCCGGAAGCCACCACTGCCCTGTCGATTCACTGGCTATCATTTCCGCCATGGCCTGGCAGGACAGGTTGAAAGCCGCCTTGGCCACGGCCCAGGTCATCGAATTCGTAGCAAGCAGATTAATACCATTCACGCCAAAGGTATAGAAAAAGTTGAAAAGAGTCGGGCCTACGTAGGGGACGAGTATCAAAAGAGGGAAGATTCCAGTAATAAATATCTGGGACCACCAAGGAAGTCCAATTCCCTTGGATAAGAAGCTTGGTGCAGAGCTTGATGCAGCAGCTCCTGCAGGGGCCCCTGTAGAAGTTCCTGTAGAACTTCCTGTAGAAATTCCAAACATACTGGCGGCAGTATCTGCAATTCCTCCTCCTGCTTCTGCCATCGCTATTGAGACACGAGACCTAAATCTTGAAGAGAAGTCCCGCGAAGCCGTTCACAATACGAAGAACATTGTGATTCTTGGCATATACGACAACATGCGCCTTACCGCGGTTCGGCGTATAGGCCGGATTCGTGATTTGGCGCGTCAGAACTGTGGTCCGAGTGGTATCCGTATAGAGTGTCTCACCGTTCGGCCCTAGAACAGGAATACTCAAAGTCGTAGGTTCATTCGAATCCGGGCGAAGATTCAGTACGAGATTCATATTATCAATCCGACTCGCGTTCAAGGATCCACTCGGCTGCATATCCTCGGGCCGGAGGGCGAAGCTGTAGCAATAAATGAATTTCTTCACATCCGTGCTCGTGTGAAACTGAAACGGTTGCACAAGGCGGAAATATCCTGCATCGCGCGTATCGAAGCGGTCATATCCATCCACCTGTAGGGTTGCATCTTGAAGAATATCGCGAGATAGACCTGCCTCATATAAGGAGGTCGACCCGAAGTTGAACCACTCGTGTGTGGTTTGCATGACATCGCGTTGAATCACCCAGATAAGCTCGCGCAAGGGGTGGTTGAATTCCAGCCGTATATTCTGTGTATTAATTCCCAGCGGGACAGACACATGCGGCGTATACTGAATCTGCTCAATCAGATACTCGTGCGTATTCGCCACGAAGCGGCGGCGCTCCTCCGTATCGAGGTAGATATAATCACCCCACAGACGGAGGTCGACGATTTTGGCCGGATTGGGCGTGACAGTGCTGCAACTGGCCGTCATATTGGAATTCGCAATCATACCT